CGTCACCCTTATCACCCTTTGCGCCATCTCGACCTGCTTTTCCATCTTTGCCATCCCTTCCATCTTTGCCGTTGATACCATCACGACCATCTTTGATAGAAGCAACACGCTTTTCAATGGCATTGCCAACATCGTCATAACGAGAGCGAATATCAGCCTCAATCTTCTTGAGTGCTTGGACAACTATGTCAACATTCTCGCCAATCTTGCGTTTTTGCACCTCTTTGGCTTCGGCAACAGTAGATTTAATGCCCTCAAGAACAGCCATCTGCTGTTCAGGAGTCATGTTTTTAAGGATTAGCTCCTTGGCAAGTTTTTCGACATCCATTATTCAGTACCAGTTTGAGCAGAACTTAACTGCTTGGTCAATTGGTTGAGGAAATCTTCTTCCATGCCTGAAATCTTGTTGTTTTTCTCAGCCATTTGCAGTTCAACAATCTTAGACTTGTTTTTGATGTCTGCTTCCTTCAACATCAACTCAGCAATCTTAACTCTCTTGTCAAACTCTTTGGAAGCCAAGTCATCTTGGTTCGGAAGATTCTTTGTCACAGCCGCCATGTTCTTGGCTTGCACTTCTTGAGGCATCAACTGTGCTTCTGTGAGCAATTTCTGTGCTTCAGCCCTGTTTTGTTCAGCCTGAGTCGTAGAAACTGCAATCTGAGCCTGTGCCGCTTGGATAGCCAACTGTTGTTGAGCCTGTTGCATCTGCTGTGCTTCAGGATTGGGTTGCATCATTTCTTCCAACTTAGCAATCAACTCCATTCTGTTGCTCAAACTGCTGTTTCCAATGATTCCTTTGAGGATAATTGGCAAAACAGGAGTCTCAGCACCCAAAGTCTGCAACAAACCAATGAATTGCTGTTGTTCATACTCTCTGGCAATAATGCCCAAGGTGGCAGTAGGCACAAAATTCATGTCCACAGAGGGGTAACGCTCTGGGTCAAACTGCATAAACCGAAAAGCCGCCTTCTTAATGAATGGAATCAAGAAATCTTCTTGGAAATTCACCAAAGTGCGCTTGTATTTCTTGATGATGGAGGCGACTGCCATCGACATACCGCCACCATCACGAGCAGATTGGCTGACCATGCCCTGAGAATCCAGTGTGCCAGTGGCTTGAAGCAACATACGCTCAAATTCTTTGGCAGTGGCTAGGTTGTTGGGGTCACTTTGACCAAACTTGAATGGGTAAAGAATCTCACTTGGTGCGCCATTGGTGAGGATTGCCTTGCCCGGCTTGATCTCAAACTTCATACCCCTTGGAAGACGAGTTGCATCCATCGCAATCATGGGGGAAGTGGTCAATGCGAGTGAGTCTAAGTGGCTACGAGTCTGTGCATCAATGGCTTTTTGCATATTGAATGCTTTTTCCACTGTGCCACGACCCAACAAACGGTTAGGAACAGTGTCATCTTGGTATGCCAAGACGGGTCTGTCCTTCATCATATAAGGGTTTTCCTCAGCCTTGAGCAACAAACCATCGTTGGCAATCACGACAATGGCTTCAACCATGTCTGTGTAGTCTTCAGCGGCAGAGTTCTCAGGGAACAACTCAACAATCTCTTTGTTTTCTTCCAAGTTGTTCAAGTATTCCCGAGGGACAAGACCGTAGTAGGTGAGCAAAAGCACCTTCTCGTCTTGGTACTGAGACACTTCTTGGGTAGGCTCAAGGTCAGTGTCTTCGTAGGTGGGCGTGATGTCTACCTTGCGGTAGATGCCTCGTTCAATACCTTCAACAACCTTGTGGATTGAGACATATTTCTCGATAGCCACGCCCATGCAGTCATCAATGGAAGTACCGTTGGGGTCAAAAAGGAAGTTCTTGGGATTGACAGGCATGATCTTGACTGCAATCCTGTCTTTTTCCATGACTCCAATTGCCGCTTGACCGGGCTGACCGGGGATAGGTCGTGTAGAGGGGATAAACTCTTTCTCAGTCTTGACAATAATCTCGCCAATGCCTGTACCGTAGATTTCTGCCATCAACTCAATCTGGTCAATGGACTTCCTAATCTTGTCTTTCTTGAAGTCTTCCATCAGTTGAGCTTTGATTAACTCAACATCAATGGGGTTGCCGTTCACATCTTGGATATTGTCTTCAATGTCAAAGAACTCGCCTTGCCCAAAGATAGCTTCCATGATCTCAGCATGACGAGTCTCAACGGCTTGTTGGGTGGCAGGGGTGACGATACGGCTACGCTCAGACTCACGGGTCTTGTCTTCGGAAGCCCATTGACCTCGGAAGATGCGTTCGTACTCTAGCCAATCAGGGAGGAAGTTGGTGTCTCGGTAATCACGCCAGCGTTGGCAATGGTCAGTGACAAAATCTGTCAATTCTTTATCAGCCTCAGTCGGCTCATAAAATTCGTTTTGTTCAAGTTTGTCTGTTGCCATTTATATCCCCGATATTACATCTAGTGGTTGCCACTCATCTTCTTGATCTTCCTCGAAGTATGTAGTGACAGCAAGTTGGTCGATGTATGACAAAGAGTCGGGTAAGTCATCGTGTACGCCTTGGGCTGGAAACATTAAGAGTTGGTCTTTGAATTCATCCCAATCTTCCTCAGAGTTCAGCACAATGCGCCCATGCTCAAACCGCCCTTGGAGACTCCAGATAATCCTGTCAGCCTTTTTCCTGTTGCCATGCGTTAAGTCAACTATGTGCGAATATACATTATTTTTTCGCATTAAGTCACTCAAATACGGCAAAACTGCGTTTTTTAACGCCCCCCTCTCAATTCCCACCGATAAAGGGCGGTATTCCCGCATTTTCAGCAGAATCGTGGCGGCTGTCTCCCTGATGTCCCACCGCCCATAGGCAATCTCCTTTACAAACCACTTCCCATCGTCTGTGACCTTGACCACAGAGATAGCAGTCTGGTCTAGCCTTTTCTTGGAATTGGCGGCTTGTTTGGCAACTTCTTCAAAACCAGCCAAGTCCACGGCAATGTAGTAGCTTCCATACTCAGGTTCTACTCCATATTTCAGCCATTCTTCCTTGAAGACATCTGAGCCAGCGTTGTCAAAGGAAGCCATGTACTCTTGCTTGAAGGCAAAGGTAGAGAGGGTTTTCTTGGCAGATTCAATCTCAGAGGGGTCGATCAGGGGGTTATCTTTGGTGGTGAAGTGCCAAGATTTCCAATCTTTGTCTTCTTCTGATCTTCCGAGTTTAAAAATGTCATAGAAAAAGTTACGACCTTTGGGAGTTCCGATGAACATTGCCCGACCTTTTTTGTCTGACAGCGAAGCTCGAATAACCTGTTCCCAAGCTTCTGGTTTGATGTCGGCAACCTCGTCAAGCACAGCATAGGTGAGTGACACTCCTCGCAGAGTATCTGGGCGATCTGCACCTCTAACATAGATTTTTGCTCCGTTTATCAGGGTGATGTCCATGTTATTGATGTGGCTTGACTGAATGACATCTCTGCCCAATTCCATCAAAACATCCCAAATAATCTGCCTAGCCTGACCATTGGTAGGCGCAACATAGAGGACAGCCGAGCCAGCAGTACATTGGAGTCCTTCAATCAAAAGGGTAACGGCTGAGAGTCTAGATTTACCGCATCTGCGACCAGCGGCAATGACTTTGAACCTTGTTTTATCAGCAAAGACTTCTTGTTGCCAAGGGAGGAGACTGAAGTTTAGGTCGGACATTATTCGATGCTGTAGTCTGGAATTGAGAAGGGGTCTTTGTAAAACGGGGTATCTACCTTTTGTGTTGAAAGACTCCAGTTTTTGGCTTTTTCTACAGTGTCAAGTCCCATTGCATCAGGGTCTGCGCCATACTGACGCATAAAAAATTCTTTCCATGCTGTGGGATGACTTGGGTCTTTCAGCATTTTTCCTGTTTTTGTAGACGATGGGAAGTGAGGTTTGCCGTCATAAGGGCTGATGGTTTCTTTTATCCCTGCTTTCCATGCTCCCCTGTAGTCATAGTCAGGAGATTGAAGAATCATCTCTGTCACTCGTTGGTTGTCCAATTTTTCTACAGGCAGGTTTTGTTCAGCGGCTATGTCTGATTTGATAGAGTTAAACAGTTGAGTTCCTTGTAACCAACTGCGAAACTGCTGTTCTTCCTCTGGTTTTAGTGTAGTAGGACTCCAAGGAGTCGCAGAAAATTTTTGGTACTCATTTAGCCAATCAGTCATCTTTAACCTCAACATCTTCTGCTTCTATGACAGGGTTTTCCCCAATACTGACACCACCAATACCTGAGATTGTGATGTTGACAGCGGAGCGTTGTTTTCCTTCTTTTTCAAACAGGGAGACAGGGAGCATTCTGTCCATACAGAGTTTGAGTGCCGCCATTTGAGCAGGGTGTTCGTCATTCATGGCAATCTCAACTGCCTTGTAGACAACATTAGAACCAGCACTGTTTATCAAGAGTTCTTTGAGTTCTTTGATTTTCTGTTGTTCAGTCTTGGGTAAGACGAGTGCCGCAGGGTTGTCTGCGTATTTGGATAAGGTCATCTTGCCTGAACCACGGGGTCTACCCTTTTTCTTCAGGTTATCAGGAAGTGCATCTACAGCGTTCATCTTTTGTCCAATTAAAGGAAGAAGGTTGTTGGTGGCTCCCATGAGGCAGGGTTGGGCGCAATCCAACAACGAAAAACTCCCACGGAGCCAAACCGTTTCCACCAACACGGCTGGAGACTGACTTCCCTACAGAGCCGAACCACCGAGTCGAACGGTAGTCCCACCACTAGCCCGTGAACTCCTTGCGCTAGGTTGCGCAGTCAATCTCCATGCGTCTTGGAAGTTAGTACACACTTTACACGAGAATTGTTTTCTTGTATAGTCTTGTTAAGTCTGATTGCGCCAGACTATGAGCCTTTTAGCGGTGGTACAGCCTCTGAGCATTCAGGGGGCGCAACTGTACTACCTCTAAAGGGCTTTTTTCATGGCTATTTACAGTAAGACAGGGATGGCGGCAGTCAAGCAACAACGCAAGTCCAGAGCCACCAAAGCAAAGAAAACCTTAGCAAAACTAGCAGAATCCAGCCCTGTGATTCAGGCACTTATTAATAAGAAGGCTTCTCAGATAGCTTGGGCTATGCAGAAGAAGTCTCCCAAGAAGAAAGTCCAATTTGCGCTACCTCCTTTTTATTTCTTTGGGATGGGAAAAGACTTCTATAAGACTCGGGAATGGCGAGAGGTCAGATACAAGGCATTGGTGAAGTTTGGCAAGAAGTGTCAGGCTTGTGGGGAGAGTGGTGGCTTCATTCATGTTGACCACATAAAACCCAGATCACGCTTTCCAGCATTAGAGTTAGACATTGAGAACTTGCAAGTGTTGTGTGAGGCGTGTAACATTGGTAAATCCAACACGGATACAACAGATTGGCGTGATAAGTAAAGGGATGTCGGGTGTGGCAGTCGCACCCTCAAAGGCATGAGATATACGGTTGCCCAACAAGACCCGAAAGGGAAGTCAAGGGCGGTGGCTATAAAGCGGTACGCACTGGAAACAGTAATACGACCTGATGCCCCACAGAGAATAACTTAACTCTGTACGCTATACGACACCCACCCTAGTCAAGGGATTCTCAAGACCATGAGGATTGCTACGACTGCCTTGCTACGCCTATACAAACCCTCTCCTTTCTTTCACCAAACATACTTGTTTGCGTCTTACGCTAAACATTGCTTTTCGTGTGCGGAGGAGGTATCACAAATATTTACAACTCACACACACCCCCTCCCCCCCATCAAAGTAAGCACTCACTAACCTACCCAGTAAGCACTTACTCACTTAATGGTCGTGGAGTAAGCACCAACTAACATTGTGTAAATGATAATGATAATGCGGTATCAATAAGAAGGGGTTATGCACCATTCAAAGGGTACTAACCTAAACTACTTTAAACAATATCAATCTGGATAAAAACTTGATTTAGTTATATCATTCTTAATACTTTACAGTTCATAGGGTTTTGGAGCTACTATATAGATCAACGGGTTACAGAAGCTGGCACGATTCTTCCATGATATAAGGTATGGAATACGGAAAATTCCATATTTTCAATAACTTTTTGATAGGTGTGAATGATATGAAAAAAACCGCAACAATTGAGATATCTAACTTAGTTAACATTGAAGGGGATATCGGCAGTATATGGGCTTCGATAAGCTACCGTAGGGACATTAAACAGGCCTTCTACTGCCGAAACCATGATCTTGATACCCTGATACCTAAAGCACTTGAATGGCTTAAATCTAACGGGTTTACGCATTACAAGCTAAACAACAAAACAATTTCAATTTAATAGGTGTTGATATGAACAAAATTAAAAAACTGCAACCTGATTTGTGGCAAATTTATAACGGTTCTGATTTGATCGGTGCATTGTTTAAATCAAAAGACACTCAAGGCCGAAACTGTTATAGGGTAGAGTTTACAGAATCTAATGACACCGTATGGGGTTATTATGGTTTTGAGACTGCTAAAGCAGTGGCAAAATTTGGATCATACAAAGCTTTAAAACAAGCTTAAATTTTTGTTAACTTTTTTGATGGGTGTCACAATGAAAAATCTCAAGCTTAACTATTTCACCGATCCGGGCCATGGCTGGGTATCCGTAAAGCTTCAAACCCTTATCGACCTAGGCATAGCCGATAAAATCTCTACCTACTCGTATATCCGGGGTAAGAGCGCATATCTTGAGGAAGACTGCGATTTAAATACTTTATATATTGCTTGTCATAACCTAGGCTATAAAATCGATCTAACCACAAAGCACACGAATAATCGTAGCCCTATTCGCTCATATGCTACCTATCGCTTTGGGGGTGTAGCATGATAAAAATCTCTGTTACATCAAAGCTTGACGGTATTCGCTCATGGTCTTTGCAAGCTTTAGACACTTGTCCGGGGTCTATCGCTTCTCCCGGTGTACTTGTTGATGCTTGTTCGAGGTGTTATGCCACTACGGGTAATTATCGTTATCCGAATGTAAAAGCCCCTAGAATTTCGAATCAAAGCGATTGGCAGAGATTCGATTGGGTATCCGATATGGTCAAAGCTTTAGAGAATGATCGGTTTTTTCGATGGTTTGATTCGGGGGACATGTACACCCTAGGCTTAGCCGAGAAAATTCTAGAGATTATGCGATTGACACCATGGTGCAAGCATTGGCTACCTACTCGCATGCATAAATTCCCGAAATTCGCTTTAGTCTTAAAAACCATGGGTGAATTGCCGAATGTATCCGTACGATTTTCGAGCGATTCGATCAACGGTGAATTCACTAAGGGTCTACATGGATCGGTTATCGTAGCCGATCCTACTCAAACCACTAAGGCTATGACACTATGCCGCGCATATGAGAATGCTGGGAAATGCTCGGGGTGTAGGGCATGCTGGGACAAAAAAGTAAAAGTTATCGCATATCCAGCCCATGGCCAAAAAATGCAAAAAGTTATAAAAATACTCAAAGCGGCTTAAAGCATAGACTGCTAACCCTTATTTTTAGGGGTTAGTGGCCTAGGTTTTCACAATCTAGGGTTTTCAATCAATCAACTAATAGGTGTCACTATGTCAAAAGAAAAACGCTCAATTCGTGCTATCGCTTTGGATATCAAAAAAGAATGGGTAAAAGTAAATTATGCGGCCAAACCCTATCTTGATGCCATGCTTGAATTAGATTCTATAAATGATAAATATGGCTTTGATAATGCTAGATCGATCATTCTCTATTTTTTGTCCAATGCTTCAAGCTTTAGGGGCGAAAAGGCTAAAGCCTTAAAAGCAGAATTAAAAGCTTTGGGGGCTTAACCATGGAAAAAATCGATCAAATTATTGTAGGCGTGAGCTTAACGGGCTTTGTGTGTTTAATGTTCATTATTGCATTGTGGGGGTAATATGACACAAATAGAAGCATTTACTCAAGCCCTAGTATTAGCCATTGTCGCTCCCAGCGATGAACAAAGCAAAAGGGCTATTTCACTTGCAATCGAATTATCAAGCGGGTTACCCGCTGAAATAATAAATCAATGCAAAGAAAACGCATTGTCTAAAGTAAGGGGAAACCCTTGATATACGCCACAATTGCTCTAATTTTGAAAATTATTCTCAGAAAATGAAAGGTGTTGAAAATGTTAGATTTGATATTTCACGCAAAAGCTGGTAATTTTAAATACTATGCCGACCACAAACGAGGCACTGTTGATGTATGGCACGATTCGCAAAGGTGGGTATTTAAACAAAATCGCAAAGGTTTGAAAGCGTTTAAACGCAACATTTACCATGCGTTTTCAAACAATGGTAGAACACCTGTTGTCAAAATCACAGGGCAATATCCATCTTATCAAATTGATACATTTTGTTGAAAGGTGTTAAAAATGTTTTATGCCGCAAAAAATCATTATGCAAGCCCGACTAGCGTTGGCTTTGTTAATACATGGTATGTCATAGGGTTTGCAAACCGAGCCTGTCGTGATGCCCATGTATCAAATTCTGTTGACATGGCAACCCGACCAATCAAAGCTAATCAAATTAAGCAATATGGTGGTAAGCCTAAGCGAATAAATTTTTACGATAAGCATGGCAAATATCATATCCACATGGGCAATGGTGAGTTTTATATTCAAGAATAAGTTAGTAGCCACTAACATTCAACCGCCTTCGGGCGGTTTTTTATTGCCTACCAAGTTAGTGAGTACTTTTCAAAATTAAGCCCTTCGGGGCTTTTTTTACGCCTACCTATACCCTACCATAGACTGGCATATGAAAATCGATTCTAGGGGCTTTTAAACCCGTTTAATCGATATCATTATCGGCTATCAAGCATAGCCCAATGTGGTTGATATCGTATTCAGGCCTTAAGCCTAGATTGTAAAAGTGACTAGCCCATTGAAGGGCTACCCGTGCGCCCACTTGATCCCTGCCATCACCCAGTGTTTTCAGAATCAACATTTCGTCACTGGTTAGCGTCAAATAAATGTTATTCGGGTGCTTTTTGTGCGCCATGTAGGGTGTGCCTTAGGTACTCTGCAATCAATAGGGCTTCCGCTTTGTTTATGTCCTTTTTGCGCTTTAGCTTGGCTTCAGGCCATAAGTAGCGAGCCATGTCCAACGATTCACTTTTGTCAGCGGTAAGGTGAAAATGCTTTTTCCAGCGTTGTGGGGTGACTAAATGCACCGGGTAACGGGTCAATTCGCAAACCGCTGAAATAACCCCTACTGCCCGACCAAAAGTGAAAGTACTACTAACCCCTTGGTTTGGCATACTATGCACCTGTTCCATGCAGATTTCTGCGCCTTCCTTTGGGTCAACAATGGATAGGATTCGACTCTTGAATACAAGGGCTAGTATGTGCTTGTCCTTGTGCTCAATGTCAAATGCTTCTAGGTAATTGCCATCATGGTCTACTGCACCCAATGCGCCTGAGACTGCGCCCGGGTCGATTCCTATATAAATCATATAGTTAGTCTCCGCAGAAACAGGCTATTGTTTCTTCTGTAGCGTCAAACATATCTATTTGGTCTTTGCCAAATTGTTTCATTGCCGCATAAGTTGGGCGGTCTTTTGAAAATCTGCCGCCAATGATTTCTTCTTGTTTTGCCCACCAAGTAGCCCTGTTTGGCTCATGCTGAATGATTGACATTAGCTGATGTGCGCCCTTCATAAAGCACAAATCGCAGTTTCCAAGAGGGGTGATTTTGTCAACAAATTGTAGTCCAAGGTCAAAATCATTTGATTTCCAAAACTGCTGGACATCGGATTGTGTGACCCCTGCCAATGCTAAAGGCGCATGGACTGTTTCCCTGAGTTTTCCAACTCGCTTAGGTTCATCAGCACGAATCCCTGCCAATGTCTGAAATTCCTCAAACCCTTTAGATTTCATAAAACGAGTAATTGGGTTAATTTTTAGTTCTGTTGTGCAAAATCGCATAACTGAGTTGGGCAAAAATGATTTTTGTTTAATCAATTCAGCAAAAGGCTCACCATCTCTGGATGCGGTTTCGTAAGTGACTTCTACGAATTTATCGGTATTTCTTGTGAATTCAAGCCAATAGATGGGAATATTCCACCGCTTTTGGCATTCGTTGACAAATTTTAGAGTTGACTCGTGTTCTTTTCCTGTGTTGCAAAAAATGACAAAGGTTTCATTTGGTAGGCTCATTTGGTGAGCTTCTAAGACCCTGTAAAGCATATAAGCTGATGTCCTGCCACCCGAAAAACTGATGCAAGTAGGTTCATTTATCAGAAATGGATTCATTTTGTGCTTTCATTATTTTCGTTAATTCCTGACTGATTCCCTTGAAAATTCCCAATGGATGCTGTTCCAGTTCCTGTGCTCTGTGCCATGCGTGTGCTTTCCATCCATTCGTTGATGCCATCTTCACTAAATGGTCTAGAGTGGATTGGTACAGGTCGTAACGCATCCCCTGTGAGCCACAAGGCTTCTGTGATGCGTTTGATAGATAGATAACTGTTCCCATCTTTGACCTCATCCAAAAGGCGGTGTGCTTGTTCTTTTGTCATTTTTGTATTTCCACAAGTTTCATACCAAAATTGTTAACAACATCAGGAATATAAATATTTTTAATTCTTTGTAACTTGTTTTTTTTAAACGCCCTGTAATCCACATGATGATGCCAACGATTAAATCTCCAAACTACTTTAGCCACATCGGGGTGCAAATCAGCAATCATTTGTGATTTTGGTAATGTTCCTTCTTTAGCATAAAACTCATCAGTGTTACCACCTTTTAATGTTTGTGTTGTAGCCTTCTCTTGCAAAAACGCATTAAATTGAACAGTACACATACCAGCTTTAAGGACACGCAATGATAGGTCAGTATCTTCGTTATATCTACCACGCCACCTGAATGGCAAATCATTTTTAATTAAAAGCAATGAGTAAATGCGAGTATTCAACACAAATGGTGGTATTTGTTCTTTGGCTTTGGCAAAGAAATCATAGTTAAATCCAGCAATTGCCACATTTTCATATCGGTCTACAAAATCTTCAGATGCCCTAAAAATTGTTCCAGAACTTACTTTGCACATTAAATTGCGGTTAAGGCGGTTAAATGATGCGATGTTGTCATCCATGACCCAATGGCGTTTTGCACCCATTTCAATGGAATGTTGCCAAGCAAAGTTGCGAGCCGCCCCCGGCCCCACGCCCTTGGTGTTGCCCAACTCATCACAAGTTTCATATTCTTGCAAATAATTTTTTGGCAAGACCAAAATTTTGTCTTTCGAAATCACGCTGGCATACAAATCTTTTTCTTGTTCTTCAACAATAATTTTGTATGACACATTGATGCGCTCCAATGCTTTGCTTGTTAACCTTGATTCCCAACGACCTTTAGAAACAATGTAAATTGGATAATCAGGATTCATCTACATACCTGTAAATTGATGCAATTCTAGGCTCGGCAAAAGGAAACCAAATTGTTTTTTGTTTTTCAGTAATTTTTTGTTGCATCAAATGTTCAAAAATTGCCACATCTTCTGCATTTCTAAATCTGACATTGATTGTTCTGTAAGGTGTTAAATCTTCTTGCACATATTCAGGCATATTTTTCCACTCATCTCTAAAGGATTCTTCAAGTTTTTCAAAAAGAGCATTTTGTTTTTGAATCATGCTGTTTTCCCTAAAACTGCCCTGATTTTGGCTAAAACTTCAGGGTTTGGTGGTGCAGTCTTCAGCCTATCCTCATCCAGCTTGACAAGCGCAGGGTCACGCTGTGAGCTTGAAGGCACTGTTACCCTTGCAATGTCCACAGGCTTGTAAGACTGTTTCTGATTTCGAACCCAATTCCTCCATGTGGCTTGCCAATCCAGTTTTGTTGCGCCTGAACCAGCTTTTGCACTCCAGTAGTCTCGAAACTGCTCACCCACACTCCGCAAATCCAAATCAGGTCTTTCCTGTCTTGCCCAATCTGCCCATTCTTTTGGTAAAACCCAATCAGCAGAAAGGCGTGAGCCTTTTGTTCTTTGTTTTGTCTCTACCTCTTTCTCTGTCTCTGTCTCTGTCTCTGTCTCTAGACTATCACTTTGATATCGTTCTGATATCACGCTGATATCATCTTGTTCCAGCCAGTGAGACAACTTGTTTAAGCAATCAATAGTTTGCTTTTCTGTCATCCTTAGCCTAAATGCAAGAGTTTTTGCTGGTGGCAATTTGCCATCATCCTCGCTAGCAATAAGCCAGCACATTACTAGCACCTTGCTAGCAAGTGGGTCTAATTCATACCACTCAAGATCGTCTAAAACATCCCTGTAGAGTTTTACCCAAGGTGGTTTGCGGTCTTTAAAGTGCTGAAACTTCTTCCAATTCTTGATTTGCATAATTTGCCCAAAAAAAAGGGCTACACCTGAAGTCTCACCCTTTCGGATGTTGGCGGACTGGCGTAGTTCCAGCAGACTTCATGTGTAACCCTACTACGATAATGCCGCCAAGCATTTCGTTAAATCATACATCAATAGCAGTTGGTGTTGCAATTGTTCCCATAACAACAGGTTTGGCAAGTCACATAACGACCATTTGCATAGTAAGTATGGGTTGAACAAGCCGCCCACAATGTCAGGCTGGAAAGTGCTAAGTATGCGCCAATAATGACTTTTTTCATGTTTTCTCCTTGAGTTGACTCTTTCGATTCTCCATCGAATTCTTGAGCAAGTTTCTCAACCACACAGAACCGCCAAGTTTGCGAAACTCCAACCATTGGTCAAAAGTAACTCTTGTGGCGATTTTGAGTGGGCTTCCTGTGATTTCCGATTTGTGTCTAGCCATGTGCGTAAAGTAGCAGTGTGGTTAATGTTTGACAATAAGGGTATATCCTAATGTCAGACAGAATATAGTGTCGTACAGTATCCATTCATCAACTTGAAAGGCGTGTATGAAATTCGATGTGTGTTTAGATGAACTCAGAGACTTACAGTTACCAGAGACTGAATGGGAATTAAGGGTCAAATGGTCATACGACCCTGACTACAGCCCTAAAGAGGGACTTAACGACAAATACTGTTTTGAGTTGCAAAAGTTTATTGATGGCAAATGGGTGGACATCACTGACGAACTCTCCAGCTTTGACTTTGCCAAAATCGTGCGTTTGATTGAGGAGAATGACAATGATGACATTCTCTGAAGTCTTTGGGCGTGTGGCACTCATCATTGCTTTGCTGATGGGCATAAACCATGTTTTAACGCCATCACCACAGTCACAGAGCATCCAAGTCATTAGCAAGAAGAAAAGTCTCTTGAAGGCTTGTGTCAGGCTTCACAAAAGAAAGGCAAAAAACTATGCAACCGTCTGTGAAAAGCGAGGAATCTATGTCTGAATGGAAAACCCAACAACAAGTCTATGACGAACTCAGAAACGACATTCTTGAGGAAGTGGCACTTGAGATTGAGAAGATGAAATGCTTTGGCAATGACACACTGAGTTCTTTTGCAATTTTCATTAGAGGAATGAAGCGATGACACATGATGAAATTATTGAGATGGCACAAGAATGCAAGCTGATTGGAATGCGACCACACCTTGATGGCATTTATTCCGAAGGACTTATAGCCTTTGCCAACCTTGTAGCCGCCAAGGAGCAAGAGCGCATTATTGAAGTAGTTGAGCGTTTAGGTACATGGGCGCACATAACTGAAGTGGTAGCTGAAATCAGAGGTGAAGCATGACACATGATGAAATCATTAGTATTTACAAAGAAGTTTCAAACAAAATATGCAACGGCACAGAGTGGTGTTGGTCTGGTGCTGGCGAGCCTTTGAAATTGTTTGCCCACCTTGTAGCCGCCAAAGAACGAGAAGCCTGTGCAAAGGAGTGTGAACATACTGCCCAAGAATCAGACTCATTTACAGAAAGTATTTTGAGAGCTACGGCTACCCAAATTAGAGCCAGAGGAGAGCAAGCATGAGACAAAGCTACATTTGCACCAAATGCAAACGCCATATTTTGACCATCATTGCACGATGCCCACACTGCGGAGGTGACCCGCTATGACACAAGATGAATTGACGCTGGTGCTTGATGCACTGAAGTTTTGTCATGGCGGTGAGCCGTGCGGAACAGCAGAGGCAATTGCCGTAATTGAAAAAGCCTTGGCAAATGTCGCTACCAACGACACATCAAAGGAATATGTCGATGAAATGCAAAAACAGCGACATGAGCAAGAGCCTGTGGCGTGGATGAAGCGCATCAATATGCCCGGTGACGATTGGGATGCGTATGACTTTAGCGTCAATCAATACGGAGATTTTCAAACGCCACTCTACATCACCCCACCACAGCGCACATGGGTAGGGCTGACGAATGATGAGTTAACAGATTTGTTCTACAACACAAATTTAGGTCAACAAAGTGCTGTTGCTCAAGCCATCGCCTTATTGAAGGAGCGCAACACTTGACAAACGCATTTGACTACAAGGGTCAACCTTCAATTTGGACAAGAGACTCTGAGTTGAAGATGATTACACTTGGCAAGAAAATTGGCCTGAAACGCAGAGAACAACTGCGTGAAAAAGAAATTCAAGGTCATCATCCACTCCAAGCAAGAAAGAACAAAAAGTGAAGTCAGCATTTGATTACAAAGGTCAGTCATCGGTCTGGTTGACCGATACCAAGATGAAACGGTTTAAACAGGGTGAGGAGTATGCCAAGCGCAAGCAAGACAAACGAGGCATCCATGAGCAAAACCAAGTTTTCATCTACTCTAAAGCCCTGTCTGGCAAAAAATGATTCAGCAGATCAGGACATTCTTTGGCAGACAAAGAGGTGAAAGCGGTAAGCGTAGAACGGAAGTCAGGATGGGAGTTGCTTGGATTTGCTTGAGTTGCGGCAAAGTGTTCACTAACAAAGCACTTGCAGACATTCATAAGTGCATTAGGGAAATTCCCTATATCAATTACGATAATGTCTGACAGAATACACACATTGATAGGTTTTTGACAGGAGTGAATGATGATTGATTTAGAGAGAGATAAATGGATGGCACTGCAAGACCTAAGCCCCTCAGATGTTGCAGATGCAATATGCGATAGTCAAGCAATAGTCGAAGCAATTCAATCAAACGCATGGGCTGATGTTGCTGATATGGTTCGATCAAGAGTCGAACTTAAGGCAGAGAGATTGGCGCAAGTCGCAAATGATCTACCACTTACCCGTTGGGTTGATAGTGAAGAAGAACTCAATCTCTGGCGTTATTACCGCATGGAATTACAGCGTGAGGCTATTGAACAGAACAAGCCTAAATTACCTAAAATCAACCCTTACCACAGCGAGGCCAGCAATGAAAACTAAGCTGAATCTTGAGAGAATCATTGAGGAGCATTCAAATGAGTATTACTGTGCGTTCTGCATTAAGCCTCGCAACCCAACAGATAAATGTTGTGATGACTCGTTTTTTATCTTATTTTCAGATTTGGACACCCACACTCAGTTTGAAAGAGCGTCAGAGATTGCTCAGAAAGGCGGCTAGGCGAGTGAAAGAACAACCTAAGACGCAACGGGTGGTTATGCCATCCAAACTCATCACCGACCCAACATTCGGGTATGTGAACTCAGCCCTGACAAATGTTCAGGATACATGGAAGAAGCATTCAACAGGAGTAAACAATGCTGGATTATTCAACAATCCTAATGAGGATAGAAAGAACGACAAAGAAGCTAGGGGACAATTGTCTGCACAGAAAATTCGAAGGGTTCAGTAGTGATATAGCCCAAATGCACAGCGATTTGACGCTGTTGGCAATGTGGGCAGTCAATCAAGAGGCGATAGATATTTTTAACGATGTAATGGGAGTCAAGGAATGAATCAAGAACAGGTGTTAAGTCTTCTCAGTAAGAATGTCAACGAACATACTGAGAAAAAAGGTGGTTTGACATATCTTTCATGGGCGTGGGCATGGGCAGAAGCACTCAAAGCAGACCCTAATGCAACTTACAAGATTGAGATGTTTGGCGACAAGTGTTACATGGACATAAACGGCACTGCAATGGTGTTCGTCACAGTCACAATGTTTGGCAAAGCAATGACTTGCCAACTTCCAGTAATGGATTTCCGCAACAAAGCAATCCTCAACCCTGACGCATTTGCAGTCAACACTGCCATCATGCGTTGCATGACTAAGGCACTGTCATTGCATGGTTTGGGTTTGTATATCTATGCTGGAGAAGACTTGCCTGAAGGCGAGGGTTCAGACATAGATGTCAACAGCATGATTGACCATTTGGCGGCTATTGAAGCGGCATCCACGATTGAGGAGTTGAAAGATGTTTACACAGTTGCTTATGGTGCTTGCGGTACTGATAAGGCTTGGCAAAAGAAAGTGATTGATGCTAAAGAAAAGCGTAAAGGAGCATTGAAATGAACAACCCACCAGCATTTCCAGTACAAAGCATTTACATTGAAGACCAAGAAACAAATTCAAGAGGCATGACCCTGCGTGATTACTTTGCGGCTAAGGCGCTTCCAATCTGCTACCAGTATTGGATAACCGATTACCACCATCCCGATATTGTGGACAGTAAGGATAGGAATGCGCTTCCTAAAAATGATTTAGACCAAGGTACAAAGGAATTGATTGCTGAAGATGCTTACGATCTAGCAGACGCAATGCTGAAAGCGAGGGAAGCATGAGTGATATTGAACAAGGTACACCAGAATGGTTTGCACAGCGTTGTGGCAAGGCTACTGCTTCTCGTATCTCTGACATTGTTGCCAAGACAAAGACAGGCTATAGCACCAGTAGAGCAAACTACATGGCACAGTTGGTAGTCGAGCGCATGACCAACCAAGTGGCAGAGTCTTACTCAAATGCCGCTATGGAATGGGGGACAGAAAACGAACCCTTTGCCAGAGCCGCATACGAGGTCAAAACAGGCAATACAGTCGATCAGGTATCTGCTATTGACCATCCACGCATTGCCATGTCTGCCGCCTCTCCTGATGGGCTTATTGGTGACGATGGATGCCTAGAGATCAAGTGTCCCAACACTTCCACCCATATCGACACTATTCTTGGTGACGAGCCGACAAAGAAGTATTACGACCAGATGCAGTGGCAAATGGCGTGTACAAACAGAAAGTGGTGTGATTTCGTGAGTTTCGACCCACGGATGCCATCGCACTTACAACTGTTTGTCAAAAGAATCGAGCGCAATGACTCTTATATTGCAGAACTCGAAAGTGAGGTTGTCCAGTTTCTCAGTGAAGTGGATGACAAGGTTAAAAAACTCAATGAAATCAAGGTGTAAATATGAAAGATGTCTTTTTAAGATTGCCGCAAATTCTGGGTAATGCTAAAGCAAATCCACCAATTCCAGCCCTCATTCCAATTTGCAAGACCGCTTGGTATGCGGGAATCAAGAACGGTATTTACCCAAAGGGCATCAAACTTTCGCCAAGAGTTTGCGTATGGCGAGAGTCTGAAATTCAAGCACTAATTCAAAATTTCAACAAAGGTAAGGTGTAAATATGGAACAGCGTGACAACTCAGGTGTACTTTTCAAGAACGACAAGAAAGAAAAAGACAATCACCCAGACTATAAAGGCAACATTCGTGTTGATGGACAGGACTTCTGGCTCTCAGCATGGATTAAAGAGGGCAAGAACGGCAAGTTCATGGGACTAGCAGTCAGCCCTAAAGACGACCAACCACAGCCTCAAAGCAAGCCTAAAGCCAAGATTGAGGACATGGATTCGGATGTCCCGTTTTAATTAAAAAGGGGAGAAGACTCCGCATCTTGTATATGTGAGGCTTACAACTCTCCCCGTTAATCATGGTTGTAAGCCGTTTGCAACAGCCAACCACAGGTTGAATATACTGAAGTGGTGACAGTCGGAAAGACGACAATGTGAGTGAACACTAACTTTGATAGGAGTTGATATGACTTTGAGTTTTGAAGAACGCAAGCAAATCTGGTGGGAATGGCATAAGGAAAACCCACAGGTTTGGCAGTATTTCGAGAAGTTTGCTCTAGAAGCAGTAGGACTAGGGCGCAAAAAGGTCAGTCACTGGCTGATAATCAACAGAATCAGGTGGGAAGTCACCATAGTCACAACAGGCTCAGACTTCAAGATCAGCAACGACTACATTGCTTTTTATGCTCGACTCTGGCAAGCTAAGTATCCTCAGTACAGGGACTTATTCAACACAAAACAGATGATTGGAGAGCCAAGATGATTGAAAATGTACTTAACATAATAATTCTTTTGGCATTTGGTGGAGCATTACTCGCACTAGGTGTTTGGGTAATACTCCACTTCTTTGACGATTAAGCCATCAGAACATCAATGGCAGTCTGGGTTCGGGCAACCCTGTCATCCAAACCATGTGTGCCGCCATTGATTCTCTTGGTTAGACCCGTCATATCGTTGGCATCAGCAAACTGATTCAGCTTATTCTTGTCCCAAAACCACCCTGCGGACAAGGCGGCATACTGAGGAGATGACACCAAGTCAGGGTTATCCAGTAGATCAACTCCCAAAGCCTCTCCACAAGCCCTGTAGTTGTCTTTGCCTGTCAACTGAATCAAACCCCTTCCACGGTACTTAAAACCCTCTCCAGAGGCTTCATTTCCATTGCCCATGCGGTCAGCGTAGACCTTGTTGGCAATCTTCTCAGGATTGCGGTGGTAAGGCTGGGCAACATCCAAACTAGGGAATCGCTTAGGCCAAACCTTTGTCAAACCCTCTGCACTATAGTTCAGGTTTTCTTTGAGAGCAGTGAATCCACCGCTTTCGTGAGCGCATTGCCCCAAGAAACAAGCTTGTCTCTCAGGTGTTGATATGTCGAAACGATCAAAAGTTTCATTGATTGCATCTATCCACTCCTCTGCCTTGATAGGCGTTATCTTCAATGCTTGGGCTAACTGTTCACTGTTCATTTGCTCTCCTTCTGGTTAATCATCTCTCTTACTTGGTTGTAGGTGGCGATACAGGCGTTGAGCTTTCTGGCGGTGAGGTCGGCTTCGTCTGTGATGGCGAGAATATCTCTAGCAACCTCTGGCTGAAGTTCGGCTGTTGGGGGGTCAGATCGCTCGGCAACGGGGGCATCTGAGGGGGCTGGTAAGGTTGGGCAGGAGGGCGTTTTGACAGGAATCCGCAACCGCAAAGCACCAGAGTTGATGTCAGAATCACGCTTTTGAATAACGACTTTTGCATTCTTGTTTGCCTTTACCAGTTCAGTTGCTTGATTTTGCACCGCAGTCACCAGTGCCTGTTCCTTTTGCCTAGCCTCTTGGTTAAGTCGGGCAATCTCCATTTGCTGTTTGGCAAACTCGTCTTGCCCACCCTTGTAATAACCACCGCCAAAGGCACTCAGCATCGCCACTACGATGCCAAGAAGCACATACGGGTTCAATATACTCATTCTTTGGCTTCTAACTTTGGGTCGCTATCAGCATCAGCATCAGCCTTGGCAATAGCCTTGGCACTGGCTGAAACAGCACTACGACCAGCCACGCCACCCAAAACACCAGTGACAAACACCATAATGGTGCTGATTTGCTGTGTGTAAACCTTGTCAATCGGAGCCATGCCTGACATGGGTTGAGTTACATAGGTCACAGAGTACAAGAACATACCCATAGAACCCACCAAAACAATCAACAAGGCAAGAATCACCATTGCCCAAATCCTTACCTCAATTTCTTCAGCAGTCATGCGAGTGCTAGGCTTGTATCCAACTGTAGGCATTATTTTTTCTCCGCTTCAGGTTTAACAAGTTGCTCAGGACAAGTTCCAGTTGCAACACAAACAGGGGGCTTGCAGTCCAAATTATCCCAATTGCGAGGGTCTTGGCAAGGATACCTAAACTTGTCATCGCAACCCATCAAAAGTGTCAGCGCAATCAAACAAATTACTCTCATTTCTCTCTCTCCCTATCTTTTTGTTCAACTTGTCTTCTCAACTTCTCAACCTTTTCAACCTGAGTCTTCGCCTCATTCTTGGTCTCCAAGATGTCAAGATAAAGAAATGCCATCAAAGGCAAGAGCAAAGCAATCAGTACGCAAGCCGCAATCCAACCCATTACTTCTTCCCCCAATGGCTTACGAACAGGAACCACATCCACAGGTAAAGGAGGAATATAGAAGTCGCTACCACTGCCGCCAGCTTTGCTTGTAGGTTTCTTTCTTCCTCTTTGCGTAGCCATGCCTCTTGCCTCTTGATCGCCTCTTGCTTCAACCTTGCCTGAGTCTGCTCCTCCTCAATCTTGTCTTTCATGCTGAAGACCTCTGAGTACAGTGCGCCCATCTCAGGAGGGCTTTGATACACCATGCACTCACGAATCTGCACCACCAACGCATCCATCTCTTGCTGTGCCATCACCCTCTTTAGAGCCGCTTCCATGTGGTTTTGGTCAGGGTCATAGACTGTCAGACTCTTTTCTTCTTCTTCCCTTATATGTGCCGCCAACTGCTCTTGAAGCCTGAAAAACTCAGTCAGATTCTTGACAATATCAACTTTGACTTGGGTTTCGTCAACAGCAACGAACTTTTCTTTCTTTTTCGCCACAGGCTTGGGCGTTGACTGCTTGGCCTTGGGCTTGAAGAAGTTACTAAATTTACTCCAAAATCCAGTAACTTCCTTATAAACGCCAGCAACCTCATCAACAGTTGACTTGACCTCCATGAAGGACTCTTTGGCTTGCTTGTACAGGTCACATCCAGCTTGAATCTGCTTGACAAGTCCTGCGGCAAGAAGGCAAATGCTAATCGGGTCAATTTTTTACTCCACTTCGTAGCCACGAGACTTCAACAAATTTCTAATTTCTTCCATCCCTAAGTTTTGGTCAGTAGGCATTGGAGGCTGGACTTCAGTTGGTATTTCAGGAGGGGTTGTTTCCATCATTGCGCCACCTCTTACTGCCATGATTGCAACACCTTGAGATAATGTTTTTAATGCGTTTGTTACTTTTTTTGTAGTTGTTTTAGCAGTAGACAAATCAATCATTGCCTTTCTGTAATCTGGATTAAAAATTACATCAGCAAAATCTTTGGGACTTGTAACTACCCTTTGCAACCAAGGCACAATTTCTCTTAGTGCTAGTCTAGTGGGAGCACCGCCACCAGCCGCACCAGTGGCGGCATACACTTCTGCTCCAGATAATCCTCCTACACCACCACCAGACTCTCCTGCCAATGTTCTACGCATCCAATTCATAGCCAATCTTGCTTCTACCACATCTTTAGAATTGGGAAACAAATCTACAAATTCGCCAGTTTTTTTGTCTAACTCTGTAAGAGCAGACTGAATATTAAATGTTGGGTCTGTAGATGCTCCACCTTTTACTTGAGCAGATGTCAAAACATCATCAAATTTTGATCTGCGGATAGAGTTTAAAACTTCAGTCACTTCAATATTTGGGTTTTTTTCCATAACATCAATTAAAAATTGACGCTGAGAGATAGGTAACTTTTTTAAATCTGAAATAACTTTTTCAGGAACAAGATCAGTAACATTTTCAACATCAAATGCTTTTGTCAAAGGCCGATTAGCAAATTCTTCTATACGAGCAATGTTGGCTTTAAATTTATCTCTTGCTTCTACAAGTTTGTCAGCACCAGCAACTTTATTGTCAATTGCCTCATCTAAAGACTTTCTAAACCCGTTCAGAACAGCTATAGAAATATTTTTTGCTTGTCCGGGCGCAACACCCTCAAAAATATTACCTTTACCAAAATTTGCTGTTCCAGAATAAACCGCTTCTCCCCATGTAGCTAAATTTTTCTGAAGCCTATCAATGTTAATTTTTAAATTTTGAGCAGGAGTGCCCGGTATTACATTTACAGAAGCCGGTTGACCAGTAGGGCCAAGAATAGTAGATGGAATAGTTTGAGAAGGAATTTCAGGAATTACATATTCATCAATAATGCGTTGCATTGCATTTTTTACAGGGTCAAGTTCTTTAATTTCAGGCGGAATTTCACCTAATTTACTTTTGATTGCATCAACAACAGGCGTAGTATCAATCAAACCACCAGCTTTTTTAGCCGCATTAAAGTCAGTCTTAGCATCAGACCTTAATTTAGATGACAAAGATTTACCATAGTTGTTGAATGAAGACACAACAGCTTGCGTAGTTTCTGATGGGCTTAGTGTTTTTCCACTTGCCTTGTTAAACAAGTTTGTCAAGAATGATTCAATGTCATAGGCTTGTGCTTGTCTAAATTCAACAGGTTTTTGTCCGCTAGTAGGAGTTCCTTCAATGGAAGACTCTAAAGCCAATTGTTCTCTGTTTAAGCTAAGTTCTCCGGGTGTTAATCTACCAACACGAGATAGTTCTGTTGTTTCTGCAATAGATGGAAAAACACCTTCTGGTTTAGTAAAATACTTTTTGGCTTGAGTAACTCCACCCTTTATTGCATATGGTGTTGATTGCAATGCTAATTGAGCAAATGGACTTTCAGGGGCAACAGATTGAGCAACCAATCCTGTTCCGCCAGCAACACCAAACTCTCCAGCAATTCCAATAGGGGTTCTAGCAAACAACCCCGGCATACCAACAGCAGTTAACAATGCCGCTGGAGCACCAGCTTTAGAAAACTCATAAGCACCACTATATCCCGGTATTTCTTGTAAATTTACACCTGTTAATTTATTGATTGCTTGCTTGATACCTGTACCTGAAAAAGCACTTGGGTCTTTGCTTTCTTTAAGGTAATCATATAAATTACCCCATCCACCAATGATGTCAATTACACCGCTAGGGATACCTTTTAATGTTGACTCAGCAAATTTTTTAAATTCAGACTTAGTTGTACCTTTTGGTTCTAACACAGTTTCTGTAGATGTGGTTAAACCTCGTCTTTGCAATTCTGCTTGTATTTCTTCAATAGTTGCCATCTTAAATCCTTCAAAAATTTTTGTTCTTACTTAGGCTTAACTTTAATCCCTTTTTCCTCAGCTTGTTTTAGTAATTCAGCATCAGAAATATTTTTTAAAGAACTTGTTTCAAAGTTGAAAATAGGGATTTTTGGAACATAACCTTCAAGTGATTTCTTATCACGAGCATACTTTTCAAGTCTGGTTGTTTCATCAATAATTGATTGATTCTTTTTAACCATAAACTGAATAAGTTGCTTTCGGGCTTGTGCATTTGTTTCCAATTGCGGAACAAGACTAAGAATAAATTTACGATCTTCGTTAGAAAATCCTGCGCCAAGTCTTCCGCCAAGAGTGGCAAGAACTAAATCACCAGATATTTTTTGATAATTTTGTGAGTTGGCAAGAATACCTTCATCTTTTGAACTAATCAAACCAACTGTTGCCAAAATATTAGCCGCCCCAACACGACCACTTGCAAATGATCCGCTTGTCAACCCTTTTTCATCTAGTTTAGATAATTCTTGTAAAGTTGTTAATGCAGATATTGAGTTATCTCTTAAAGTTAATGCAGTATTAACTCTTTCAGCATCAGCTTTACCAAGAGTTTTAGAAAATTCAGTTTCTCCAGCAGAAGATGCAGATGCACTAACTTTTGCTGTTGTTCTATCAACACCGCCAACATAAGGAACACGAATTTGTTTGCCTTCAGCATTTTCCTGATAAATAAATTGTGTATCGTTATTTACATCAAGATATACAGGAGCACGAGTTCCTTCGGCAACACCAATTTCTTTAATATTTGGAGAAAGTTCTTTTGGTTCTTTTGTTGTTAATCGAATCAACTCAGAGTTATATTTAGCATTCCACTCTGGAGTTCCTCGTTTGGCAACAGAATCAGCAAGTGCTGTGGCATTCTTCATTTCAGTTGAAGTAGCTTCTGGTTTTACACTTAATTGTTCCAACCTACTCTTAAATGCTTCAGTATGCTCTGGTGTTCCTCTCGCCCCAACAGTATCAGCATAAGCTAATGCGTTACGCTGTTCAGGAGTCATTTTCTCAGCAGTGCGTTGTGCAATTAAACTTGTATCAAGTTCTAATTTGCGACCAGCTTCAGAAACAAGCGTAGCCAACTCAGAATCGCCCATTTGCTGTGCTTGCAACGCTATTTTTTTATACGATTCTGGGTCGCTTCTATCTAGTTGACTAAGCAACTGTTGACGCTGAGAGATAAGCTTCAACTGTGGGTCTTGTCCACCCAAAGCACCACCAACAACATCACCCAACTGCTGACCACCACGGTAAAAACCATAGTCTGCTTGTTGCATAGGAGATAACTGTGCAAATGCCAATGCACGATCACGCATAGCCGCTTGACGCTTTTGCAAGTATTCCATCTCTGCCGCACGAGAGATTTCAGGACTGAACATCCCACCCACAATAGACGCAGGTGCTTGTTTTACTGACAGTGCTGAGTATGGTTCAGCATTTGGTATTGGAAACTCACTTTGCGCCATTTCTGCTGGAGCAAAATCAGTAAGGAGAGATTGTTTAAATGGTTTAGACATGTTTTTTAAAAACTCTGATCTTGCTAATTCATTTAGACGATCTGTTTCTTCTTTACTTTGTCGAGATTGCAAATCCATATCGCCATATTTGCTTTGGTTTGCGAAAAGTCTATCCATTGGAATGGTGAAACCGTTTGTCATGATTTATTCCTTAAATAACATAATCTCTTGCGCCAATAGACATTTGTGGATTGAAATATCCAGAAGATAAATTATTTGGTTGAATTGATGCTTGATAGGCATCAGTAAAAACAGGCCCTCTACTTGGATTAAAGTATTTTTCTAATCCTTGTTGGACATAAGGATTGTCAGCAAGTCCCATCAATGCTTTACCAAAACCACTACCAGCAGTGCTTTGAAGGGTTCTTGCCGCACCAAGTCCACCAGTTAACAAAGCTTCTCCAACATTAGCACCAGCAGTAGCCGCACGACCGCCCAACTGTGCGCCAATATCCAAAGGCTGTTGTCCAAGAGATTCAATGGTAGAACCAGCACCCAAATAGCTTGTAAATGGACTCAAAG